GTCTTTGCCGCTCTGGGCGAACTGCCGCACCGGGTATCCGATCCCGTGATGCGTAAGCTGTTCACTCAAGCGAATGAGCAGCTACCGAAGGCGTAAGGCGTGGTTCTTCCCACAGGAACCATATCCATGTCTCAGGTGAACACCGAGTTGGGGCGGTCTAGTACCGCCTCAATTTCGTTGGGCGAGACGGCTGTGCGTACTCTGGCTGGGGTAGCATCTGGCGCAATTTCGATGAATGATCTGCGCGGCAAGTCTGCGGTGACGTTTACACCAAATGGCGGAACATCCTCTGGATCACCCACCTCGCTAAGTGACTCTAAATCTTATCCAAATATCGCAAGTGTCACGATCAATTGCAGTCAGGCAGCGACATGGAATTGGACAAAATTAGGAGATATAGGCTCTTATGCAAGTATTAACACCGGTGGAACAAGTACGTCAATCACGTTTTACCAAAACCCAAACAACTTCAATTACCGCAGTACGACATTTACGGTTAATGCCACAGCGGGCGGTGTTACGCGGTATTGGACAGTCACGGTGTCAACATCGCCGTAGCTACTCAATTTGAAGCTGAAAGGTTATAGAAAGTTGAATAATGAACGTTGATATTAACACCATTGTCACGGTTCTGAGTTTCATTGGTGGCCTTGTCGGCGTTTGGACAACGCTGAACAATCGCCTGACCAAGCTCGAATCACGATTGCAGTTTGGCGATGAGAAATTTCAATCAATCGATAGGCGCTTCGATGAGATGATGACCCATCTGCGGAGAATCGAAGATCGATTACAACAGGTGGCAGACAGATGATTAAACGCTATTGGGTTCTTGTTGCTCTTGGCTGGTCTAGCATGGTGATGGCTCAGTCTACCAGCTACGTCTATGACACCACGACCAACTCTACGACGACGAACACGAACAATAACGTCAATACGTCTACGTCTACGGCTACCAGCACGAACACGAACAACAACAATAACGTGAGTGCATCGACCAGCACGGCTACATCGACCAATGTCAACACCAACAACAATATCCAGTCGGGTACGCTGACGAACGTAAATCAGAACACGAATGCGTCCACTAGCACCGCGACGAACAACAACTTTAATATCGATACGTCGAGCAGCACGGTCAATCAGACCGTTAACAGCACGAATGCCAGCACGGTTGCCAGTACGTCTACGTCGAACAATACCAATCTGAATACGAACGTCTCGACCTCGACGAACACGAACAACAACAACAGCGTGTCGAGCAGCACCTCTGCCAACACAAACATCAACACGAACAATTCGACCAGCACCTCGGTCAATTCGTCCACCAACAATAACTTCAACACCGACGTATCGAAATCGACGGTCAACAGCACCTCGGACAACAAGAACGTCAATCAGAACAACAACGTCAACGTCAGCGACAGCAAGAGCTACAGCGAGAGCGTGAATCGTCAGGTCATTGACCAGAACATCAAGTCTCCGCCTCCGTCAGCCATTGCACCGTCGATGATGAGCTACAGCCAAGACCTTTGCACCACCGGGATGTCTGGCGCGGTTCAGACGCAGATACTCGGCATCTCGGCTGGCAAAATGGTCCGCGACAAGAATTGCGAGGCATTGAAGCTATCCAAGACGCTCTATGACATGGGTATGCGTGTTGCTGCCGTGTCGCTGCTTTGTCAGGATGAGCGGGTATTCGACGCTATGAAGATGGCTGGCACACCTTGTCCGTATCAAGGCAAGATTGGTAAAGAGGCGGCTGCGGCATGGGAAGAAAACAAGCCCAAGCGTTCATCGCGGCGCTGATAGCGTGGCCGGTCTGGGCGCAAGAATACACCCCTGCCCTCATTCCGCCACAAATCATTGGCTCACCGACGACGATGACTGCGATTGATGGGGGTGACGATAGCACTCGCCTAGTCAATCTTGGCTTCCCGTTTGAGTATTACGGCCAGACATTTACGCAAGCGTGGGTATCTACCAACGGGTTTGTGTCATTCTATGGCCCTGCAAACCTGTGCTGCAACGGTCAGCCTATCGAACAGGCCCAGAGGAACACGATTTACGGCTATTGGACCGATCTGATTAGCCAAGGCAATCCATATTACAGGACGGATGCCAACGTCAGCCTATTTGGCTGGTACAACACCTATGAGTACGGCACAGCTAATCAGGTCACGTTCGAGATTGGTCTATTCTCTGACGGCAAAATCCAATTCAATTACGGCAGTTTGGCGAACACCTACCACATGGTAACGGCGGGCATTACCGGGCCAACGTCGGTTGATAACGTGTCGCTGTTTCACGGCCATAATGTGCAATTCTTGCAGAACCAATCTGGCATCCTGTCATTAACGCCACAGGAGCCAGAGCCGGAGCCTGAACCCGTGTTCAACCCGGTAGAGGTAGCTCCCAGCGTTGCGCCTGATCCAGTCTCTGAATCGGTCGTCGAGACTGTTCAGGAGGAAGTCGTTCAGGAGACACCCGCTGTCGTTGAAGAGGCCATTCAGGAGGCGGTGGAAGAGGCTGTAACCGAAACTGAGGTCGTCACCGAAACGGTTGAAGAGGTCGTCGCAGAGAATGAGGTAATTGCTGAGACTGAGGAAGAGGCTGAAGACACCCGTGAAGAAGAGCGTTTAAGCCCGGATGAATTGGAGGCATTGGCTGGTGGCGGTGCGGATGCTGGCAGCGTCAGCGACGGCCCTACAGATGCAGAGGCTGCAAATGCCCTCCAGAACGCCTCTGAGAGCGCACAGGAGGCAGAAGAGGCCCGTCAGGCTACTCAGGGGCCATCAGGCTCAAATGTCTCTGTAATCGCCTCTAATGGCTCCAGTGGGCGTGATGATTCCAATGTTCAGTTCTTCCAGAAGGAAGCAATTGAGGATGCTGACACGTTTTCGCGTGAAACGGTGCTGGCTGTTAGCGTCCAAAACGTCGCATTTGTGGCGGAGGCAGATGCTCAATACAACAAACTGAACGGTGAGCAGACGACGACAGAGGCTCAAGAGGGGGCGTATACCCTGTCCGTTGTCGATGGTTCAACATTTGGCGCACCGCCTGTCACTGGCATGGTGGCTGACACAACAAGCCCATCTTCGCAGACGCAACAGATGGAATTGCTCAATATGGCCGGGATGCAGGGCGATATGTCCGCTGGTGCGCCAACCGATATTGGAGATATTGGCACTGAGGATGCCACAACTATGGCCCAGCTTGCAGCCATCCCAGAGGGTTATGGGGCGTACACGCAAGCCAGAATACCAGATATGCCGTTCTACCAGCCGCGAGACATCTATCGCGGGCGTCGCATTCCTGACGCAAGTATGGCATTATACCAGATGATGAAAGGGAATGACGCAACATGGACTGAAATGGTGGAGAGCCAATATGAGTGACGACAAGGAAGAACCAAAAGTCTCGTTCGATGAGGGCGGGTTTAGCTTCAACATTGGCGGATTGAGCAGCGGCAAGATTGCAATCATTTTTGCTGCCCTATCGACCGTCGTAGGGTCACTCTGGGCGGGCTTCCAAGTCTACCAGCAATTTCTGACCATGCAGGATGTCACGGCCACCTATGCGGCTATGGGCGATGAGTTCACTGAGATGAAGGCGAAGCAGGACAATAACGAGCGCCTGATCCGCATGAACATGGAGACGACCAAGTATCTGTCAGACAATCTCGCAGCTCTGTCGAGCAGCATTAGCAGTAGCGTTATGAGTGCGCGGCAAACGGCAGATTCTGTTGCTCAACGCACACAAATTTCGGAAAGGGAGACATTGCAGTCTCAACGTGCTATCATCAGCGAGCTTCGGTTGCAGGACTTGGAGCAACAGCGTCGGGTTAAGGAACTTGAGAAGCAAGTGGATGACAAAATCACCAAGACGCTGGCTAATCCTCTTGCTGGAAGGGACGACTAATGGATGATAAACTATTAGAGGCGCGGATTAAGGCGCTATTGCTTGCCGCTATCACGATGGCATTTGTGATTGTGGCTATCACGCTGGCTATGATTGTTGGGTTGTTTGCTCCCAATGAACTAATCGACAACAAGGATGTATTTGGCCTTCTCAGCTACGTCATGACCTCTGTGGTAGGCGCTGTGGCTGGCTCTTACGCTACCCTGATGGGTATGAAGGGTGAACTGGTTCCGCCTCCCCCTGAGGATAAGGATGACCCAGAACCTGAACCAGCACCAGAACCTGTTGCTCCTCCTCCTCCTCCTGCCCCTATGGCTGCTCCTGTTCAGGAAGAACTGGAACTGACCGAAGTGGTGGATGATGACGACGATGACGACGATATGGCTCCGTGGGAGAAATATCGCAACGACTTGCGGTATGATGCCAACGGTGACGGCGTGGTCGATGAGAATGACTTTCCTGATTGGAGGAGTGCGGGCAAATGAGCCTAAAGAACCTACAAGCCAAAATCGGCGTACCCGCTGATGGCGCATTTGGCCCCGGTACGCTCAAAGCGGCTGCGGCCTACTATAAGCTGAACAAGAACCGTGCGGCACATTTCTTTGCCCAGACGGCTCATGAGAGCGGCAATTTCATGGCGTTCTCAGAGAACCTGAACTATGGCGCAAAGGGTCTGCGCGGCATCTTTGGCAAATACTTTCCGACTGAAGGCATGGCTAAGAACTATGAGCGTCAGCCGGAGCGTATTGCCAACCGGGTCTATGCCAACCGCATGGGCAATGGCGATGAGGCTTCTGGCGATGGCTGGAAGTATCGTGGCCGAGGCAGCCTCCAACTCACTGGGCGGTCAAATTTCAAGGCATTCTCCGATTATATCGGTCGGCCTGACGTTATGACGAACCCTGATTTGGTGGCGACAGAACTTGCCTTTGAATCGGCGCTTTGGTTCTTCGATAAGAATAAGCTCTGGTCCATCTGCGACCAAGGCATCACAGACGCTGCTATCCTTGCTCTAACAAAGCGGATCAATGGCGGAACCCACGGTCTTGATGACCGTAAAGCAAAGACCAAGAAGTACGCGACTTGGCTTTAAGGAGGCTGATATGAGCATTGAAAAGAAGCTGACTGGCGCTGCCAAGAAAGTGGCGCTGAAGAAGATCAAGGACAAGCTGGACGATGTGCCTGTTCAGAAGATCATCGATCCTGTCATTGAAAAGAGCGGTATGGGCAAAAAGCTCGTTGTAGGCGGCGGTATCGCTGGCTTGCTTCTGGCGGCTGTCGAGTACTTCCTCTAAAGGTCTAGAATGACCTTGAAGTCGCTGGTCTTGATATGGACCACTGGCTCAATGTCGTGAGCGTCTCCCCTGTCCCTACGCCCCCCCATACTGGCCTCATGGGGGCAGGGGAGCCTCACATAACCGATTGCATCCAGCCATCCGACAAGCAGGATTGGTGTCAGGCCATAATTCGCCCATGAGAGCAAGCCCTCATATTTACGCTGAGAGATCATGTAGGTGTCGTAGGCAAGTCTGTTATTATTCCGGCATTTGACCTCAACGACAGCCTTTGCCTCGCCATTGCGGCTCATGATGTAATCTGCGTATGCCTTAACGGGCAATTTGATTGCGTGTGAATCTGTTGTCGCACACAGCGTTAGGATCGTCCCACGCTCCCGATGAATATCCTCTTCAGTTTCGTAGAGCGGGCGCATTCCAGTAATCTCCTGATTCTATGCAATCAGCCTCTTCCTTTAGAATTTCGGCCACCAATTCCCATTTTGGATCGTATTCAGCCATGCTGGTAAATTCGGTCACGCCGTATCGAAGTCGTTCTAGAATGCGCTGGCGCTCTTGCATCCGGCCTTGCTCAAGAATTGCTTCCACCATGTCGTTGGTCATTGATCCCAATCCTTATAGTTCTTGAACAGCCGCTCAAGCAGCCAGTCGATGATGCGGCGGATCATGAGAATGAGCCTAAGAATAACCGCAGATCGTGCGGTAAATCATCTTTAGTCTTGGGGCTAAATTTAGCTAAGTAGCTAAGTGGGATTTTATTTCCGCCGTACCATGCTGGTTGCTTTTTCATCTAATCCTCCATGCTCACGACATTGACGTTGTGAGCATATTCTATGGCCGCATTGATTTCATGGCGGCTCATCTTTCGATACAACTTCTTCGTCTTCAGGATTGCCCCACAGAGCATCCTAGAACCTTCAATTATCTGCATCTGTTGTTTAAGCGTCACATCATCAGACTTGACGATGTGAACGCTCTTCCTCTCAACAGGCAGTCTAATCATAAAGGCATTCACCGGCATTCTAATGAAAGCTCATCATAGGCTGCATACACTGCATTATCTAATGCCCTAAGTTGATCCATGATTGAATTGATTTGGTCCTGTAAATTTTCGCGAATCAAATCGATTTTTTTGATCAATTCATCATTGCCTTGAGTATTTTGAGGGCGTTTAATCAGGCCATGTTTGATCTGAAATTCTCGCCATTCTTTCAGGGTGTCTCTGCCAAAATTGGGAATCGCAAGTAGCTCATAATCCAAGATGTCATTGATGTCCCGGCATAGGACATTGTAGCCATATGTCTGAGTGATGCAGCCCTTAAACCTGAATGTGAGCGGCAAGTCTGTCACCTTCATCATTTGGATTTGCTCTACAGGCATATTCTCTAGGCTCTTCTTTGCCTTCTCTTGAAAGTAAATCTGAGCAATTCGAGCGCCTGATAGATTATATTTCTTGGCAACATCAGCGCGACTAAGACCGTGAAAATCACAGTCATGCACAATCATCTTGTTGCGCTCTTTCTGGTCAATTTTGTCCATCTTCATTTCACCAACTCCGCTGGCTTGCTGCTTGTGACAAGTACATGGTCACCGGGCTTCTTCGATGTGCGCTCAATGACGATTTTGTTGGGATACTTTGGACGAATGTAATCTTCGTAAGATTTGTAATGCTTTGTCATATTATTCCCTTTCAAGTGACCCACCGAAGTGGGCCACCATTAATATCATATTATTGTAGCTTATCAACATTAAAATGGGACTTCATCTTCCAAGTCAGGTTGGAAACCATTTTGCTTGGCGCGGTCGTGCGCTGTAGGTGTTCTCTGTTGTTTCCTATTGTCGCCTGTTGTCTTCTGCACCGATGTGAAGGACAGGTCGTTTACCCGGACATTGAACTGCGGCTTGCCATCATATTCACCAACCGACATCGTGCCGACCGCAAATATCTTGATGCCTTTGACGATGTAAGGCTCTAGCGACAGCGCCCTCTTGCCCCACACAGAGCATCGATACCAATTCGTTTGCTCTTTGTTGCTGGGGTCTTGGACGGCCACATTGACGCTCAAAACGGTTGATCCGTCATTGTTCGTGTGGACCTTTGCGTCCGTTCCTGCATAGCCTTCAATCGTAATAATTTGGATACCCATAGTCTTATTCCTGCCATTGAACGCCGTGTTGCGTACCATACGCATACATCAGCTCTATCATTTCGCTCATTTGCTCTTTGCTCATAAGGGACGAGCGCCATCCCAGATGAACCAGCCCATTGCCGTCTAGGTTCGTGACATAGCGAGGCTTCAGGCCAAGGGCGTTCATGAACACCGCTTTCCAATCCTCTTCCGCCATCTCACGGCCTTCCGGCTTTGAGTATGCTATATCCCTAAGCATGGCCCGCATCTTCTTGTTCTGAGAGTTGGACCGGGCTGGTGGGCCAAACATGATCCACCACCCGTCAGGCACATCAGTAATCATCTCATGCGCTTTGCGACGATAGTTATCGCCTCTCAGCCAGATGGTGTTCATGCTCGACGCGCCCTGATCTGTTCAATGCGTTTCATCATCGCATCGACCTCGCCCAAGAACTTGGCGACCTCATCGCAAAGCTCGGCAATGCGTACCGGGTCACGCTCAACACGTTTCACGAAAAATTGGAGATCATCCGGCATACGCGGATCAAAACTCACATAATCGCACCAATCACGCTCGGTCATGAACATCTGCCACTGCATCTGCGTCATGTACTTTGGATCGATCTTCTCAGAATCGAGCGTTTCGATGTGGGTAAGGGTATTGGGACATTTAATCTCAATCAAACCGTTCTGCCCAACCAGACCATCAGGTGATGCGTGAGTGCCAGTCATCGTCGGATGCTTGAACAACCCGACGATAGACACCTTTCGCCCTGTGACAAATTCATACGATGACCGGGCGCGAGGCTCCATATCGTTGCCCCACTGCATAGCGGCATTCTTGAACGTCTCCTGAGTAACCCCTGTAAGCCTCTCAGAAGCGATTCTAGCTATGGTGTTGCCTCTTGCAGCCGAATACCCGCTCTTGGTCTTGGCAAGAACCTCATGGACCTGAGACGCGCCTAGAGAGCCGCACCGCTGTTGATGCCACAGGTCGCTGCCCTGCTCTACGTCGATATAAAGAAACATTAGCCGAGCCTTTTCGTTAGGATAGCCTTAGCCGCCTCAAACTTGGATGCGGGCAATTCATCAAGCGTATCGACCTTGTAATAGTCGCACATGGTTTCGATGCTGGCCCCGGTCTTCTCAATCAAGTCATGAAGCTCGGCCAACTGCTTCGGGTTGATGACCTCATACGCCACAGGCTCATTGCCCTTCTTGCCAGCCGTGGCCTCGATGCCGTCCGATTCGCACAGCTCTAACACCAAAATCCACATATAACGACGCATATAGGTGTGCGTTGACCCCAGCGCCTGTATGGGCAGAGAGCCTTTGGTCTGGGCATCAGCTATAGGCGATTCAAACGTAATCGATGAGCCATCAACCGTATCAACAACTTGCATGAAGCAAACATCTGATCTGAACAGGATGGTCGCGCACAAGTCGTGATCCGCCATGATCTGTAATGCTGATGGTAGAAAGTCGGCCAACTCAAAGTAGCTGTACCCGGCGTATGCGTTCTTACCCGTCTTCTTCAGCTTTAGCTGGTGGAACGCCATACGGGCAGAGTTCAGGTTCTTGTATACAGGCATATTGCGTCCTCTTAATCATAAGCAACACGAAATCATGTTGCAACGAACGAATATGCTGCTAGTGGGGTGGTGTCAAGGAGGATTTATGGACGACGAGATTAGAGAGTTTTTCGCCCGTGCGGCTTATTACCGCATCAAGCATTACCAGATTGCAGATAGGGCGGGGATCACCTGTGGCACGATTAGCGGCTGGCATAAGAAGGGTAAGCCACCGCGTTTCACCACATGGAAGAAGGCGCGGGTCGCACTTGAAGAGCTTATCGCGGAAAAGGCAGCGTGAAATACGGAGCCAAAAAGACCATATGCGGTCAACTGCATACACACGATAGCAAGCTAGAGGCGGCTCGGTGTGACCAATTGCACATGATGCAGCGGATGGGGGACATCACCCATTTGACCGTGCATCCGCAATTCTGGTTCGTCATTGATGGTGAGCAGCTAAAGCATGAGAACGGTCGCCGGGTGGGCTATAAAGCCGATTTCCAGTACTTTAAGGGCGATCTTAATGTGGTTGAAGACTGCAAGGGATTCATCACATCCGACTGGCCTTTACGCAAAGCCGTGTTCAAGGCGCTGTTCAGGCACATCACGCTGAGAGAGATAAAGAAGATAGAGAGGTAGGTGGGTCAGTGCGAAAGGGGGACACTGACCCACCACGCACCAAGAGGCAGTGCGTTCACAACGATTAACTGAATTGACGTTTTCGGTCAACGAGAGGGCAATATGTATACGATCAGATATAACGATAGGTATAAGTCAAAGCCGAATATGAAATTCGAGAGCCTTGATGAGTTTCTCAAAGCGCCATTAATCAGGCTGAATGAGGTGGTTCTGCCCGAAAATCTGGGCAAAATCATGAAGGATGTGTGCAAGCGCCATGATGTGCTGCCGTATCACGTTCTAAGCGGATCACGGCCACGGGCGGTGGTAGAGGCTAGGCGCGAGTTTATCGCCATCCTGCATTTCAAATACCGCTACACGGTTGAAGACATAGCTCAGATCATGAAGCTCGACCGCACCAGCGTATTGCACCACCTCGGCATGAGGAAGAACTCAAAGGTCGCGTACAGCACCTTGCGAGAACAATATCGTTGAGATATGAGATGGGGGTGAGGTCAAGCCCAACCTGACCCCACCCCGACATCGCCTAAACAGGAGGCAACGCCATGACCCTAAATACCGCCATTACTCCCTCTACGCAACACGCTGGAGGTTGAGATGCACTATTTCCAATTCAACATTGGCGATTATGCCAGCCACACCCGTCATCTGACATTGATGGAGGATTTGGCATACCGTCGGATGCTCGATGTCTACTATCTTAACGAAGAGCATTTGCCATTTAAGGCGGAGGATGTTGCGCGTCTTATTGGTATGCGGGACCATATTTTAGAGATTCAACAGGTGCTAACGGAGTTTTTCGATCAGCAAGAGGATGGCTGGTCGCATAAACGTGCTGACACAGAAATCGCGCATTTCCGCGATAAACGAGAGAAGGCATCCAACGCCGGTAAAGCGTCTGCTCAACGTCGGTCCAACGTCCGTTCAACAGACGTTCAACCAACCAATAACCATAAACCAATAACCAATAACCAAGAACCAATTATACACTCTAAAGAGTGTCTGTCTGAAACGCCTGTTCCAGACGCGGACGACAAGTTTGATGCAAAGGATGTGGTTGAGGTTTGGAATGACACAGCGGTTAAGCTCGGCAAGCCAAAGGTCAGGGACTTAACGCCAGAGCGACGGCAGCTACTGAAGGCTCGAATGTCTCAATACGCATTGGATGACTTCGTGCAGGTGTTTAACAACATCGAAAGAAGCCCATTCCTGCGGGGGGATAACGGCTGGAGAGGATGCACATTCGATTGGGTGTTTAAGAAGGGCAATTTCCAGAAGATATTGGAGGGCAATTACAATGACTAATCAGCTCAAAAATAATCTCAATCGTGCCAAGCCAATACCCGGACAAAGTGGAACGCCATCAGGCGTCGATGAATATGCGAAATGGTTTAACCAGACGTTCACCTTTGCGAAGGCGATTGTCAGGATCGACCAGCGTGGCGTGAAATTCCTTGATCTGGATTATCGCAAATGACCCATAGCAAGGCGCTGACACCAAAGGACATTGAACGCATCCACGCTGATTTGGTAAAGCATGATGAGGCTAAACTCGCCATCGCGAAGAAGCACAGCATCGCCCTTGAAACGCTAAACAAGATTGATTGGATTCGCCGTCGTGCCAAAAAATACGGGCCGGAAGCCGTCTTCCGAGTTAGTGGACATAAGGTTTCGTAACGGCGTGATTAAGCGCAATGTCGATCCAGACAAATGGCGCTGGAAATCATGGGGTTGGGAAAGCGACTGGGATATTGTACAGTACCAGATAGTGGAGGTTCCGAAATGAGCATATCGATGACAACGCGGACGAACGCTGACAGCGTCATTGCGGCTCTAGAGGAGAAGGGCCGTCGCATGAGCGATCTGCTCCGCTTCGCTATCAACGACACTGTTGACGACATGGTGGTCAGCCAGCGGGTCGAGATGCGTAAGGTATTCGACAACCCTCGCCCCTACACTCTGAACGCACTGTATCCACGTTACGCCGGTAAACGTGGCAATATCCTGCAAGCCGGGATCGCATTCCGCGAATTTGGTGTGAAGGGTACGCCCGCGTACAAATACCTCATGCCGCACATCAAAGGCGGTACGCGCCGCCTGAAACGCAGTGAAAAGGCTCTGAGGCAAATTGGTGTGCTGAACGGCTCTGTCGGCCCTAAAGGCCCAATGGCTGGAACATGGACCGTTCAGGGCAGAAACTATGAGAAGGATCAGCACGGGGACATCCCCGGCGGTCAGTATACCCGTATGCTGGCGGAGCTTGGGGTGCAGGGCATTGGCCTTGGCGGTCCTAAGTCGCAGCGCAATCCACGCACGAAAGGAAATAAGCAATTCTTTGTGATGCGCCGTGAAGATGGCCGTCCGTTTGCTATCGCTGAGAAGCGTGGGGATCAGGCTGTCATCATGCTGGTCTTCAGTGCATTGCCTCAATACAAAAAACGATACGACTTCTACGGTGTGGCGCGTCGTCAGGTCCAGACATCGCTGCCAAAGCACTTCAATCGCATATTCTCCCGGATGATGGGGGGAGGGGGGTCTGTCGTCACTCCCATGCGGGCCGCTGCTTAACGCAATAATATTTGTTTACATGGGTTTGCGTGTTTGATACTGGGATCGTCTAAGACATTGAGGATTCCGAATATGGCAAACGACAACCTAACGCCCGACACACCACACCACGCTGAGTGTCTGCGCCTTATCCAAGATTTGCATGATCTCCTGCGCTGCGCTGAGAAAGCGGATATGCGGTTCGTCAACTCGAATGAATGCGTTGAGTTTGCATATGACTGGAAATTTTGGGCGGACGAATGCGCGGGCGTCTTGGGCGTGAAAATATAAACGGCCCCAAAATTTTTTTTAAAAAGATCGTACCGCCATATGGCGTCGCGCAATTAAATTACACGCCGTTCGCATTTTGTTCCGATTTTGCGTTGGCCGTTTGTTCTGTTTCGGGTCGCGGAAGCATGAAAAGTGGCAGATTTCCGCCATTTTCTGACCTATTTGTTGGCCTTAGAATGAGAGCTTTGACGCATGGCAGCGTCTAGGCCGGGTCAATCACGCCAACCCATCCCAAATAGCCCCTAGTATATAAGGCCGCCACGCCATCATGCCGTGATGGTGCAATTTATTGCGCCAGATTGGGACAGTCTCTTGAATTAGGGGCTTCACGCCATGATGGCGTGCTGGTAGGGGAGGGCATCAATTAAGAAGAAAGGGCATTAAATGTTTAAGGTAAAAGAAACGACGGTTTTAATGACAGCGGCCACGGTCATGCTGTTTGGGTCAATCGCCATCATATCCGCTGGCGACCTGTTGGTTGGCGGTTTCACCATGATGGTTGGCGCGTATACCGCCCTAATCGCCACATTGCCGGGTGGCCGCGATGAATAAACAGACCGTCATAAACAAACCAAATGGCTATCAGATTGGCATAAAACAAATGGTTAACGGCGAGTGGCGGGTCATGGTTTCAGATAACACCGGCAAGCGCTGTTATGTCGCAGCGCCAGACGCTTGGATGGATGACTACCAGATGGCCGTTAAATGGGCGCACATTGTCATGCGCGATATGATCGAAAACCGCATTTGCAAATAAGACTAGGGAAGGGTTCAATATGTCAGACTATAAATTAGCAGCATGGTCATTCAATGACAGCTTAGAGCAGCGCAAAAGGTCAGATGGCAGCAAGTTCTATTGCCTGAGAGATGATGCGCCAGAATGGATGCGAGAGGCCGCGAGAGACGCGCATAGCGGCATGATGCCGAATGATTGGACCTATCGCCTGATCTATCGGATGGCGGATTACATCGCCAGCAGCTTAGAGGCGGATAGCAGCTCTTGCATTGATGACATCATCGCAGAGGGCGCGGATTATGCCATTCCAGACTATAACTCAGAGCGCCTTGAATGGCTCTCTAGTCATGGGTCGCGGGTCGACCTGTTGGATGATTTCCTGTGTGACTGTGGCGACCCGAAACTAGGCGTCATGGTGGCAATAGGTGAGGCCATTAGGTCAGAGGCCGAAACCATCGGATGGCATCTATGGGATGCGTTCAACTCTATGGAGGTGGCCGATGCGTGAGCTTTACTGGTATCGCGGGTGCGCCATCACCCGGTCATGCAATCCAGCGGCCCTTAAATGGCTGTCCTACTGCGGCGACCGTTTCTTATATGCCGACACACTCAGAGGGATGCGCCAGATCATTAAACAAACATTAGGAGGGATAGCATGAACGCATGGCTACATTTCGGAAAGGGCAATGAGCCACGCCAGACTGTGAGCGTGGCTGTAAAAGAGCTTCCCCTATGGTGGCAGAAGCGTGGCCTTAGCTATACGGCCACAGGCTACGGGTCGCGCATCCCTACGGTCTATATGGTGCAATGGCAGGGCCGATGGCGGCGGGTCTATGCGGCCTGTTATGGCAATGCGGCATCAACTTATATCGGCAAAGCTGGCGATTGGTTGGCGACCGTTAGCGTGGAAAGGTAGGACTATGACTATTCATTATGAGATCACCCGGTGGCCGTCTGGCCTAGCTATGGAGGCCGTTAGTTATGAGGTTAGGCATAAGAGCCATGCGGCCCGGTTGGCACTGCGTAGGGCCGTCTATGAGATGCTAAAGGCCAATGCGCTGCTAGATCGACCTATTGCCTATGATCTGATGCGTAAGGCCGATTGCGCGGTCATTAGACCTAAAGGCCGTGGATACTGCGTCAGACAGACGTTTGAGATAGGCGGCCCTTTGAATGGCTGCGTCGAACTATGGGCAATCCACAGAGAGAGGGTAGCAGCATGACCCTACGCGAGAGACGTAAAGCAATGGGCATTACTCAGGAGGAGGCCGCGCATCTGTTAGGGGTAGGGGCTAGGCACTATCAGAAACTAGAGGCGGGCCATGCCAATGTAACGCCAACATTAGAGAAGCTGGCCGCCTTGGTGATGCGAGAGAGTGAACCAACTTAGCCATACATCACCGTTAACTCATTGGGTCGCCATCTGGCGGCCCTTTTTTTGTGCCTATGCGACACCTCAGAGCATGTCCGATTTTAAGGCCTCTAGAGCATAGGGCATATGTCTTGGCTATACGGCTAGGGCGGGCTTGCAATCTTGCTTGTGCGGGCTTGTGGCGGGCTTGGCGGGGCATTCTATGGGGATGGGGGAAGCGGGTCCTTCCGGGCCGATGGCCGTCGGGGGTGATTCGGAC